AAGAATCCAGACTTAAATCTATTCAATCCATCATTATCGGGTAAGAAAAGATTTGCAGTTTCTTTTTCTAAAAGAGAAAGAGTTGTATAATACTCAAGATTTCTAATTCTATCCTCCAATTTTTTGATATCTTGCATTCGATATCTCTTATATTGGCTGAAGGTAATTTTTGCATCTTCAACACTATACAAAAATGGAGGGAGATTTACGGTACAAATTTCTATTGCACCTTCAACTGGATTTGGTCTAACTGGATCATCTGAAGGAGCTCCATACACAATTTGGAATCTACCATCTTTTGAAAGGAATACCCTATCGATTCTTCCTTGATAATAAGAAACATCCGCAATAATTGCTTCATCAGAAGCAAGAACATTTGACGCAGCTTGTCCAGAGGAGTTGAACGTTCTCCCTAAAAATTCAAATGGAGATCTTACTCCAGTTGATACTGTATAATTAGAAACTCTTGGTCTAATATCAATAATATCAGAATTCCTAAAATTACCTATATCTTTAATTTCAGTAGCATAATCAAATTGATTATAAGAATTTACCGTTGTTACATCACCATCATCAGTAGATGCATAAGATGCACTAGAGAAATAAATTCTAAGTTGGTTTTCTGGTGCCGTTGCCTTATTTTTTCTTCTTATAGAACCATAGTTATAGAAAGTGTTTCTTTGTCCAGTTTTAAATGTATAATTTGGTGAAATATTAAAACTTGGTGTGTTTAGTGTTGAAATTGTAGCATTAAGATTAGAATCTTGGAATGTTACAGTTTCACCTTGAACAAATACTGCTTGATTCTTGTAAATGAATGAAATATTTGAATCGTCAACTATTTCAACAAGAATTGCTACCGCACCACTAGTTTGACCAATGATCCTCTCACCAATTAAAAATTCTGAAGTTGTTGTAGAAGTGCTATTAATATTCAGCAAAGAAGTTTTAGGTGCAGAAGCTGCACTAGTGTCTGCAGATTCATAAATTCCATGAACCTCTATAACATCTGGGAAATTCAGTGAAATAGTTTCATCTTCTACTCTGGTTCCAAAGGGATATGCACCATAAACAAGTCCGTTGTTAAGAGTGGTTGATCCGATTCCAGATCCCTCTAATTTAGATTTGTCTACAATAATACTATTAACTGGGGTTTTTATTTTTACTTTTGCTTTTGGATTAGTCTTTCTTAAAGTTGCTACCAACGTTGCATCAGCATTGTCTGATCCAAGACCTCTAATCTGCAGAGTTTTTCCATCAGCTCCAATTTCAAATTTGTCAGAACTTAATGTTTCTGTAGATCCGTCAGATCTAGTCAGAAGATATCTTTCATCATCAAAAGGTAAGAAGGTTTCATTTGTTGCTGCTTGTACTTCAGAAGAAAGTTGATTTGATGCAATACTTACAGTAAAAGTCTTTCTAATTGTTAAAACAGACTCGGAAATATCTACATCAGAAACATTTGCTTTTGGTAATGGTGTGAATAAAGTATCATCTGATGAGGGTGCCAAATCACTTGTTACAATTCTAAAGTCTGATACTTCAATCTGAGCTGTTGGTAGGAATCCACTAGCAATTCCAGAGACAGTGTTAACTCCTTCAATTGTAATGTGAGTCGCACCAACACTAACAACTCTAGCTGTAATTGGGTCTTCTGTTAATCCAGCAGAAGTAGTGTCTGTGTATTGAATAATATCATTCTCTTTTACAATAGTTCCTGGGAATCTATCATTTGAAGAACTGCGTACTGTGCTAACTCCACCAGAAGTGGGGGTAATTGTAGCAACTCCGACACGAACCTTAGTTGATTGAATTACATTTGCACTAAAAGTATTAACACCAGTAATTCCATCATCAAGTTCAAGAGTATTAGAAGTTCCGTAAATAGACTTTACATCACTGATTGTATTTGCGGTAACAGCAATTGCAATTCTACCATTTTCTATTCCGTTAAAAGTAAGTCTTTCATTTACAACGAAGTTACCAATGGTATCATATACAGTTACTGCAGTTCCTGCATTTACATTATATCTTAAAAATCCTGTAGCACCACTTGATTCTCCTTTGACAAAAGTCGGCACATTTAATGTGTGTGATTGATTAAGTGCAATTTCTGTGGTGGTTTGTACATCAAAAAGCGCTAAATCCCATTGATTTAGATTAGCATTGGTAGAATTATAAGACCCAGACTCTAATCTAAAATCATAAACTCTAGCAAGACCAATTTCTTTTCCAGGAGCAGAATTTTGATCTGATCCAACTCTTTGATTTCGTAAACTTACAGCATAAGTATTGCCAATACCAATAGTCGGAGATCTAAAAACCGTATCAACTCTGAAAGTTGGTCCAGTATTGTAAATTACATTTTCATTTTCTAAAGTTCTTGTTGTTCTTGGTTTATCTACATCAAGATAAGTAACTCCAAGAGATTCGATTTCATATCCTTGAACATATGCTTTTCCTGGAGAGATTTTATATAATGCTAGATCAGCTCTTGCACTTTCTCCACCAGGAGTAAACTGACCTGCATTAAAAATACCTGCATTGCCAACATTGTCATTTAAAGAATTAACAACAGTCAGGTCGAAAGGTTTTACATAATAATGCCCAGATTCATCAAAAGTTCTTCTAGCAAGAATGTCTGTCCAATCTTTATATCCTGCACCACCACCAAGATTTCCTCTCTTTAAATTAGATGTTTGAAGAATTCCGTTGATTACTGTTGCAAGGAGAATAAAGTTATCATCATTAAAATCGTCCAGTGGTTTTTTAAACAAACTGGTACTAATTCTAAGTCTATCTGCACCAGGTGCAGCATAGTTATTGTAACCTTGAGAATTATCGTTAAGAGTTTCGTCTAAATCAGAAGTTACAATTTCTTCATTTATAAACAATCCAATTCTATAACTAGGGGTATTAGTGTATTGATCAAGAATTAAATTTTCTCTGCTTACATTGACAAAATTTCCACGAATAAAATATATACCTTCTTCAATTTGGAATGATGATCCTATAGCAGCTGCCGCAGTTTCAAAGGTATTTGCAAAAGGTGCTCCCGCAGTAATTGTTGTATTACCTAAAAGTCCAGAACTAATAGTTTCATTGCAAGTTAATGCTTCTCCATCAAAAAATTGTTGAGTAGAATTATTTGCTGTACTAGAACCAAGATAGTTAATATAAAGTGTTAAGTTACCTCTTTCAGAATCCTCTGGCAAAAGAATACTATCGACAAAGGCAGTTACTCCTGATCTTTGTCCTGTAATTTTTGTTCCAACTAATTGATCTGCATATGCAGAAACTGGAACTCCTTGATAATTATTTTGAAGTTGAACTGCATAGTATAATTGATTATACCCAATATTACCTGGAATTACTTTCGCACCCTCTTTAAAGAAATGCTGACCAAATCTTTCAATCTGATTTTGCAGAATTGATTGAAGAGTAGTTAATTCTCTTGCCTGAACAGGATATCCAGGCTTGAACAATACTTTGTGATAATCGTTCGCTGGATCAAAGTCATCAAAATATGGCGATACGTTGAGGTTCGTTTGTTGAGGCATAATTCTTTAGAACTGCAAAATAACTTTTATGTCTTCCTTTTGGTTTGACGATCTGGTTATAGATGGTCTGTTATCAACGTAAATAATATTACCAGAGTGTTTTTTGACCTCGGGATTGGCAATACCACTCGTAAAGCTTTGACCAAGATAGTATGTACGATTATTTATTACAGTTGATACACCCGTAAAGTCTGTATCAATCGTCAAATCAGTTCCAGTAGATGGAACAATCGTCAAACTTCCACCAGTTCCTGGACTGGAAGTAAATTCTTTCAAATCAAATCCATATGTTGGATTAGTCTGTGCAGTTCCAACAGTATTGAAACCAGCAAGTGATCTGTCCTGCCAATATTTTAAAACACCTGTTGTTTGATCATAACTAACAACTCTTCCGACAGCAGTATTACCAGTAGAAACTGTTTGGGTAAAATAAGAATCCGCAGTGAAGGTTGCGGTGCTATATCCAGTTCCGACTAGTCTCAAAGCATTTGTTGCTGCAGCTTTGTCTGCGGTTAGAAGAGTCGTTGATCCAAATTGTTCTGGATTTTCAACAAGACCAATTCTTGCTATTTGATTGCCCGTGATAAAATCTGGATTTTGATTATCATTTTCAATTCTAGAATATACTAGAACATTATATGCACCAAGTTCTCTATAAATGTCTGCACCATGACCACCTTGTGGTGGTATAATAACATCAAAAGTTGGTCTTGATGTTCCTGTTGGAACTCCTCCAGCAACTAAATCAACACTTCCGAAAGTGTATCCAGAACCTTGACTAGAAACTGTTACAGAACTTACCTGCTGATTTCCATCAATAACAATCGTGCATTCTGCACCAGTTCCATCTCCTCTGATAGGAACTGAAGAATATACACTATTTGCCGTTCCTAGACCAACACCTTTATTTGTAACAGTTACGATTTTAATAGAACCATCTACAGCATTGTCTCTAACCGCAGAATTTACAGTTGATGTTTCCCAATCTGCAGGAACAGGCATGTATTGGGTGGATTCAAATTTTGCTACATCACTTGGAGAAATAGTATACAAGTATTTCCAAATATATCCATCACCACTAGTCCCAGCTGCCCTTGGTTCTAGATCAGTAAATGTTGGTTCGTCAAGAGAAGGTTGTCCAGTTGGAGTGTCTGGTGTAGTTCCGTTCTGTAAGCAAATATAGACTCTAAAGTCACTATTCATTACAAAATAAGTTGACAAATAAAGAGAGGTTGATCCTGATACAGCAGCAGTGTTTGTTCTACTATAATCATGTCGGTACATATCATAAGTTGTACCTGATGACCATGTTCTTTTGGGAACAACTTGTTTTATATCTGAAGATCCAATTTTCTTCAGAGCAACCATTGTATCCCAATAGTCATTTTCCTGATCAAAATTATCTTTAGGGGCAGGTGGACCCTGATCCCAGTCAGATTGATAATCTGCAGGATTAGTCAGACCAACAAAAGAATAATAAGAATTGCTGGAGTTTGTCACCCCAGCAACAAAATTTTTGGCATTTAATATCCTAATCTGATCAGTTATAATGGCAGCCATTTTGGACAGAGTTTTTCTTTATTTATTAACGAAAGTCTAGATATAATTTGAGGACTTCAGGAAATTAGATCTTACGATCATTGTTGATGTCGTAATACCAGATCCCTCTGTGAGACCCACTCCAGATTGTGTATATGCATTATATGTATTCGTGTTACCACGATCAACTACTTCAATCTTGCCCCAGCTAAATTGTCCTAAACCATCTCCAGAAGTTGTTATTCCAGAGAAACCATCAGCAAATCCATCAACATTAACAAATAACCTCTTGACATTTGTTGTAATTCCAGAAACACTGGTTGTTAATCCTTCAATAGAGGCAACTTGATAGACATTATCCGCGAATGAGGTGCCGACACCAACGATTGCTCCAGAGTCATCAAAAGATGTCACTGATGTTGATGCAAGACCAACATTAGATCTTCTAACAATAAAGTAATCATATTGTTGAATAGAAGTAATGGTGACTGCTGTCCCTGCAATGTTACTATTTCTAAGGAACGAATCATATGGAATATGAACATCAAAGATTAATTGAGTAGTTCCAATTCCAACTGATGTAGATCCAAATCCAACAATAATACCATTATCTCCATAGTAATTATTAACAGAAACTTCCTCTTCTGTATATGCAGGAGGTGAGAACAAGACAGTTGGTGGATTTGTGTTTGTGTATCCTACTCCAGGATCTGTAATTGCAACACCTGTTACTGTTCCTCCTGCACTAATTGTAACCGATCCAAATGCTCTAGAAGAAGAGGTATATCCAAAACTTACTGTTGCAGTAGAGTATCCAATACCACCATCAGAAATAACAACCGAGGAAATAGTTCCAAGTCCAGATACCACTGCGGTTCCAGCAGCACCAGTCTTCTCTTCTTGAGTAATAAACTTGATCTTATTCTGGAAAGATCTAGCACTTGCTTCATTTGCACTATTAAATAGTGGTCTTAAAGTATCTACGTAAATTGCAGTTGACCCAACACCTACAGATTTGATAATGTAAGCACTTGGATTAATTACTGGTTCATAGAGTTCTCTATCCTTTCCAGTTGGAATTTGATTAATGATCTTGTCTTCAGTTTGTCTACACCATGTCACAGGTCTTGTTAAAGTAACATCTTCAGTTTTTCCTGGACCATGATATGCATTTGTTTCGACATTTCCAGTTGATTTGATAGATAAAACACTTCTTACATCTTCTTCCAAATAATCTGGTTGAGAGGAGAATGGTTTTAACTGTAAAGTATCTCCTTTTTTGACAGTTTCAATAACGTCTCTGAAGATAACATCACTATCACCATTTCCTTTATAGAAAATAATTTTTGCTTTATCCCCAACTTTAAGTGCTTCAGTAAATGTTATGATGCTACCACCACTAAATTCATAACCAACACCAGGAACCTGAAGAACATCATTGACAAATACAATAAGAACATCTTGAACATCAATTTTTGATCCAGGTGAAGAAACAATAGAAACTGAAGATCCATTTTGTTTTAATGGGAAATCTTTTGTTGTACCATCAATAAATTCATCAATATTGTCTAAAATTTGCAATGTTCCCAAGGACCATCCAGAGAACTTATCACTAATAACTTCATCAATAGTGAGTTGGAATTCATTGCCAGAATATGAAGTTGAGGTAGGAATTCCAGTTGTTCCACCAATCGCAACTGTCAGAATGTCTCCATTACCATATCCATATCCAGTATTCTTTATTTCAAAGTCAATAACACTTGAACCTTGTCCAACAACAATGTCAACTGTTGCTTCAGTTCCAATTCCAAGATTTGAAGAAGAACTATAGTGAAGACTCATATTTGAATATGAAACTGGTGCATCAAATACAACAAACGGTTGATTTGTAGAGGTATACCCAGTCCCTGGATTTGTAATTGCAACACTTACAATATGACCACCACTAATTGCAGCAGTTCCAATGAACTCAATATTACCAGTTCCAGTGCTAGAAGTCCCAACACCAACGTTCACTGTTGTTTGAATTCCAGATCTATATCCAGATCCACTATTTCCAATACTGATAGATTCAATAGTTCCAGCAGCAGAAACAACAGCAGTTCCTCCAGCAGAAATTAGTGGTTGATATCCAAATCCCTCTGTTGATCCAACAGAAACTATAATTCCACCCTTGGGGAAACTGGAGATTCCGACATCAGGTCCAAGAGGAGTTTGTGGAACAGTTCCATTGAAAACTGCTGATGTAATACCAGAATTCTCTTCTAAGACATAATCTTCTTGTGATCCAGGGACTTGGAAAATATCATTAACAAGAATGACTGCATTTTCAGCAGTAATTCCACTTACATTAGATCCATCTTGCTTTAAAGTAAAAGTATCTTCGGATCCAGTAAATTTATCAGACACATTGTCAAAAATATAATTCTTGGCATAAGAAGCATCCGATCCATTTTCTACACCAGATCTCATGAAAGATCTTCCTTGGAAACTTGAAGATGAAGTAATTCCTGACCAGTCTCTTTCATCAGGTGGATTAGTAGCAGTTCCGATTGGAGTATTTCCAAAAGGAGCTTCTGAAAAGTTGATATGATTATTAACAATGTTATAATTACCAGAAACTTTAGTAACTAAATCTCCAGTATTTCCAACACCTGCAGGTGTTCCTAACCAAGATCTACGAACTCTGATGGCATTTGTTTTACCTATACCAATACCTTCGATCTTCATAATTTCATTTCCAATCTTAATCAAATCAGCACCGAAGAATGATGTTATTCCGATGAACTCAATGGTTTCAGTAAGTGCAGTGAAGTTTGTAGACAATCCTGTTGTTACTGCAGTAGATACAATTGGGGACTGAATTATATTATCAATAGCAACCATCACCTTAGCATTTTGATTTGTTGCTACAAATCTATGCGAAGTTCCAATACCAACACTCTCAAGATCTACGACAACTGGACTGGTCTTAAGTGCATTTTCTGCACTAGTTGCAATCTTAATAAGATTATCATCAATCTTTACAGCATATAAATTTTCATCAGGTAAGAATGTTGTATTTGATGCTCCAACAAAACTAGTTGTTGCAATTCCTATAGCAGAGCTAACGTCACCAACATGGTTGTAAGAAATTTTTTCACCTGAAACAAAGAAGTGATTTGGAATCTTAATAGTATTTGCATCAATATCAATAATATTAGAATCATTTCCTAAGAAATATCTTTCAAAAATTCCATCAGTTTTATGAGTTAATCCAAACTCTCTCTTGATATCGGATTCAGTTCCAGTATACTCTCCAGGTTGAGTAACAATAGTTCCATTTGTGAAATCAATTTCATTTGGATAACTGGAGTCTCCTGCATTAAGACGAATGGAATTTTTAAACACAGTAACTACTGTATCAATACTAGCGATTGGAGTAAATGTTAAAGAAGTTCTTCCATCAGAATCGATAATGGCACCTACTGTTCCAAGACCAGCAGAACTCTCCAAGTTTGCATATTCTGCAAAATAAACATCATATGGGTTTGCTGTATCGACAAAATTGTCAACTGCAACAACTTCTGATAACTGGATTCTATTATTAGTAGTATCAGTTACTTGTACAATGAAGTATGCGCCATCATCGTCATTAGAATAATCTGAAATAGTCGTAAATCCAGGTGATCCAGAAGAAGAAATCGTTGTTGTTCTAGCATCAATAGTTGCTCTTGAAATATTAACTGTAGATATTCCAGTGGATGTGTGAGTCGCAAGACCAACATACATGGCATTAACAACTGCGGTTGTTGCAATACCAACACTTGGATGGAAATCAATGTTCAAATGAGTTCCACTATCATAAGCAGAGTACGTTCCAAATCCAGCAGAAGATGCGGCAGTAACACCCTCAGCAGTTAATCTACCAAACTCTAACAAGTCAACTGTTGTTCCATCGTTAATAACATTTAATTCAACCAACTCATATAGATTAGTTTTGTTAATATCAGGGGTGATATTGATTATGACTTTCGCAGATGTATATGTATTTGCAATAGAAACAATTGAAGTAGAAACTCCAGATGCAATTTCAGTGCTCTTAGTTTCAATCTTTGCAACTCCTGCAAAAGATGTGGTTCCAATTCCAGTAGCAATGCCACTTAAATTATAAGAAACTGTTGCTAAATCATAATCATTGACGGTAAACTTAGTTGGATAGAATAAAAGTTGTCCATCAGATCCAGAAATATTAAAATCAAACGAACCCTGATCATAAGTGGATTCTACTCTACCGTACTGATTTAAGAAACCAACTGATCCGTTGTGGACCAAATCAACGATCATTAGTTGTCTCTGACCAGTGTATCTCTTATCTCTTATGTAAGTAATATATTTTTGAGCTTTTATATCTCCAAGATCAAAAGTATCTACAATACTGAAAGGAGTTGCTCTTGGTTCACTGTTAAATTGACCACTAATGTCATCAATAGAAAGAACTCTATTTCCAATAGATTCAAAATAATCAGTTAAAATTCTATTTTTAAATACTATTTCATCAGAAATAAATGGAGATCCTTTGCTGTTCTCTGTTGCCAAATCAAAATCATGAACACAATGAAGACTTCCAAATGAATCAACATTGTTAACAACAGTAAATCCATCAGATGAAATTCCAACATTCATTTGATTTGTGTTGGAAGATTCTAATTGGTAGTCCGCAAACTTTTTATATCCAAGAGTGTGGTTAAGAGATGAAACAGGGTCGTTCCAAGTATCATATGGAATTTGCGATTTCAATGAGTAAGAGAACTTCTGATAATAGAAATTATCTTGAATTCTTTGTAAATCAAAGTTTAAAAATCCAGAATTAGTCTGAGATCCTCTAACTACTTTAGATGAAGGTCCAAATTCAATGTAGGACTCAAATGCTTTAACTGAGGTTGCAATTCCAACAACAGCAGATGACTTACCAACAATAGATTCTCCAATAACAAAGTTTTCTGTTGAAGAAATTCTAAGAATTCCTAATCTAGGATTCCAATCTTCAACTACACCTGTGGCAGAATTTGATTCTACTTCTTCACCGACAACAAAATTACTACGTGTCAATAAAACATCAAATGATGGGAAATGTTTCTGTGCTGTTATTCTACCAGCAGAATTTACTGTGTCATACTTTCCAGGAGTTTCTCCAGTATTAATAAATCCATCCATACTGAAGGTAACAAATCCAATTCCACCAAGATTTTCTACAACACCAACAACATTAAATAATTTGTAGTTGTAATTTTTGGAATTAAATCCTTTTCCTGTAGAACCAACACCAACACTAACATTCTCTACAAGAATCTTGTCTCCAACAGAGAATGGGAAGATATTGACAGTGCTAAATCCAACAGATAATGTTGCAGTTGCTTCTTTACTAGCAGCATCATATGAAATAGTGCTAATTCCTACACCAGAATCTGTAACGGTTGGAATTATTGTTGGGGTAACATTTGAGAGTCTGTTTGTGTTCTGAATAATCTCAACTGTTTCATTTCCAGGAGTCATTTTAAGAATCACATCATCAACAACTGTTTTTGTTGATCCGTCAATGACAACTAGTTGAGGAGGAATTGTAAATCCTCTACCAAACGAAGAAATTCCAATTTCTTCAAACGATGATAATGCATTGATTTTAACTGTTTGTGGGAAAAGAACTCTTGGTTTAAGAGTATTATCAGAAGGTAAGTTAAATCCAATGTTACTCAATCTTGAATTCTTTAATGCACCAATAGTAGAACTAGTTGCCTCAAATACTGCACCAGATCCAGTTGTATCATTGACAGTGGTTATACCTGGGAGTGAATAATAATTTCTTCCTGGATTTATAACCTCTACTTTTGCTACAGGACCATCTGTATGAGTACAATCCGTTTCATAATTAATTTGAGATGAGGTGGACGATGCATAAGAAACTGACTCTGGAACTTTACCCAAAGTATAAGTGAATGTAGTGGTTGTTCCAACAATAATCGCATGATTTCCATTATATCCACTCACTTTCATGTTTAATTCATTTCCAGAAATAACATCCTCGTCAACAACGACTTGAGATTTAACTTCTGGAAGATTATCATCATATACAAGATCAAGTTTATAATATAAAACTTCAGGGATATTTGCGTTAACTTTCAGTGTGGATTTTCCTCCAGCAGAACCAACTTTTCCAGATCTTGTATATTCAAAATCTTTACTTGATTTTGTTTTATCCCATACTTGAGTAAAGTTTTTATCTGTATAAAGATTCAAATCAAATGCTGGATAATTTGATCCAAATACGGTATATCCAAGAGATGAATCTGAAAGATCAAAAGTTACTGTAGAATTTTTATAGAAAGTTAGTGGGGGATTGATTGGACTAATGGTTCCACCACTCGTTCCAGTGCTGGCAATTCCAACCGTAATCGGATCTTCTAAAGTTGAGTTATAGTAAGTTGTTGATAATTTAACACGATTATTATCAACTCTGGAAATATAGTAAATATTCTCATCTACAAGACCTTCAGAAACGTCTGTAGCAGTGTAGATTACTTTTTCTCCACCTTTGAATCCATGATCAGATAAAGTTATAGTTCCTGTAGAAGTATCAATTCCAGTGTTTGTAAACTCTAGAGGATTGACGACAATTCTTCTATTGTAGTCATCATATTTTACAGTTACAGTTTTTGTGTTTGAAGGATTTACAAATATATCAACTTTGTGATCTGGACTAATTCCATGTGTTGATGCCATGGAAACAGTAACTGTATTCTTATTTAAAGTACCTGTTATGACACCGTGGTTGGTTGTAAAACTATGTGTGTCACCAATTCCAACACCTTTTATAAAGAGGGTAGAAGAGCTTCTATGTGTAGATGCAATACCAACAAAAGTTCCAGTAGTTCCTAGTCCAACTCTTACTGTTGCAATTCCAATCAAGTCATCATTTATCTTTGCAACGAATAATTGCTCTCCATCTGTTAACGTTGTTCCAATACCAACGTTACTTTCATCTTCAACATATAGTCCAGTTCCACCACTGCCAGGAGAATATGTTACTAAATCTCCTGTTCTGAAATTATGGTTTCTGAAGTAAAGTGATTTTGTTGGAATAAACTTTTGAGTTATCCCTGCACCTGGATTGGAGAATGAAATAGTAGTTCCAATACCAACTCCAGCAGTTGTTCCTAATCCAACGGTTTCTACTGGATTAAAATAAACTTGTTCATTAATTCTGTATTCATAGTCAGTTTTATATCCAACATTGAATGATAGTTTTCTAGGATCTTCGTATATGTACTTACCAATTGTATGAGACGTTGCAACTGTGTTATCTACTGCTCTAAGAACTCTTATTCTTGAAGAAAGTTCGTCAACATTCAGAACTTTTATTCTTTCAGTTCCTGCCTCAAGTATATCATTTTCTCTAATATTTTTGAACGATAGATCCCCAACCAAATTAAAGTAAGTTACTAATCCAGTTATTCCATCAGTTCCTATTGCAACTCCAGTTGTTCCAACTCCAGCAATAGCAAATTTACTAGAGGATATACCTGCAGTGTATGATCCATCAATTCCAGTTCCCGTTGTAGAGATTCCCGAAATAGAAATGATATCAAGATTAGTAAATTGATGTGGGTGGTCACTATAAATTTGATATCTACCTGGTTTATCTCCAGGATAAATTTCAACACTTTCTATTGTGCTGGTAGCAACACTAATACGTTCTACTGGTTTTCCTTTGATTCTTGTAATTTTAGCATATGCACTATCACCATCAGTACCTGTATTGTTAAATTCTAGAGTCTCACCTACTTTGTAACCATCTCCTCCAGTTACAATACCAACACCATCAATAGTTCCTGGAGATGCTGTAGTAATATCTAAAGTTTGATTTAATTTATTTGGAATAAAAATATAAGGATATTCTGAATCTTCTTCTATGAGATTCAGTGGTTCTGTATTCTTACGAAGATCACTGGATTCAAAATCATATAAATCTTGACTAGAAGAATTTTGATAGTTAAATTCATTTGGAATAGACTTATAATTATGTCCAATAATATACGGGAATACTGGTTTATTGTATTTTTCAAATACTCCAGATGATTCCGCAAATGAATCATTAATTGTCATGAAGTATGCATATGTTCCCTCTGGATAATCTGGAGTGACACAGAACCTTCCATTGTTTTCGTCAAGAACACTTTCATCAGAGACTTTTTTGTGAGTATAGTCTTCAATGAAAAATCCTTCAGGGAAAATAGAAGTTGATGGCCTATTGGGTTTTAAATCTAGGGAATAACCAGATTTCATTCTATCAACTACACCACCACTCTTTCCAGAGAATCCATATGGACCATAGATAGGATTTCCATCATATGCAAATCCTAAAATTGGTGAGTGTTTAGTTGATTTTACTTCTATGCTATTGACTCTACGAAGATCACTTTCACCGTATAAAGTATTTCCCTCTTGATCTACAGAGAAACAACTTTGTCTTAATACTCTAGGTGGATACAAGTGAGAGTATTGCAACTCATTATATCCTGATACAATAACACCATCATCTTTAGCATAGAATGGTAAATTCTTTTCAAATAAGTTAACTGTCCAAGTTTTTAATTTTGAGTTGAATACTGGTTCAAAATCACTCTCTGCTGGATCAAAAACGTCAATAGTGGTTGATTCTTCACTGTATCCACTTCCAGGTTCAATTACTCTAACTTCTGACAGAGACCCACCTTGCATGATGGGCACCAAAACAGCACCTATTCCTTCCCCATTGAGAATCAAATCTGGAGTTGAAGTATAGTTTGATCCAGAATTTAAAACAATAACTTGAGAGATTCTACCATTGGAGATTACTGGTTTTACTTGTGCATTTTTTCCTTGTTGTATTCTAATTTGAGGTGGACGTACAAAGTTTAAAATTTCTGACGATCCATATCCAACCCCACCGTTTTCAAGATGAACAGAAGTTACAGAACCTCTAAAAATTGGGTCTATCTCTGCTTTAAAAGTTTCCAATCCTATTGAAGATATTCCAACCTCACCTGCGAGGGTGACTGATATATCTGGGTAATTAAATACGTGAGTTCCAACCCCAACAGATTCAAGATTAACATATTGTTTTGTTCTATAGTTATATTCTTTATCAGAAGATACTCCAACAGAAGAAAGTTTAAACGAGTCTTTGTCAACTACAGTAACATAATATTCAGTATTAATGGTTAAACCAGAGGATGGTGTTCCAACACAAGTATACTTAACTAATTCACCAGAATTGTAGTCGTGATTAGGTATAGAAATTATATTGAGTGCAGTATTAATTCCTGACAATGCAGGACAGGTTCTCTTTTTATTTTCGTAACCAACCCCACCATTGACAACGTTAATTGAACTAACTACTGATTTTTGTTTTACTGATTGAAGAGAGTGTTTTCCAATACCATAACTTGTCAAAAATACAGTATTCAGACCAGCGATTGCATCACCTTGAGTTTTATGCAATCTTACAGTTGTGTTATCAATTACAGAAACATAGTATGAAGCATTAGTCACTATGCCTGCAATAGCCTGTTGATCACTAGTTTTATAAATTACTTGCTCAGCATTTCTAAATTTGTGATAGGTAGAAAATCCAATTCTAGATTGAGTAGATGCAACTCCTACAACAACTCTATCGGATACTTGATCTGCAAAAAATTCTGGTGAGTGGTCAATAAGTTTCATATTGACTAGACACAGTGCCCCTCGACCATTTCCTCCAGAAATTGATACTTTTGGCACTGAAAGATAATCAAATCCAGAATCTTTTATTCTAATTTCTCTAAGAGATCCTGAGACTGAAATATATCCAGTAGCACCTGTTCCTACAGGATCAGTAATGAGAAGATTTGGTGGATTTATAATATCAACATTATTTCCTGGTGATAAGACATCAACATTTTCAATTTTACCATAAGAGATGGTGTCTTTTGCTTTGTAATTTAAAATTTCTACACCATTTACTAATACACCCGTGAATCCAGGTTTTGTTTCATTTACAGAACCATCAGATTCTGGCAAAGATATTTTTCTTAAGATTTTTTGAGGTTTTAATGTCTTACCGTAAAATTCAAACGGTTGAATAAGACTATCTGTTACAGTTGTTGCAGTATCTACTGAGACATATTTTGCCTCATAGATATCATTTCTACTTTTAGCAAATTTTACAGTAGAACCACTAATTCTTTCAACAAAATATAAACCATCATCAAATAATCCAGTATCTCTTACAAATCTTGTTTTTACTCTTCCAGATGCATCAACATATTGTTCAGATATTGATCTAGCACTGTAATGAATAGCATCTCCAGTGTAAAATCCATGTTCAACTCCAGGTGAAATTTCAAATTCAGTACCAGAGAAAGTTCCAGAAAACTTGAATTGTCTTGGAGTTACTTCAATTGGTTGTGCATTATATTTTGGAAGTGACTGTGATGCAACAATGTACTCTTCACTATTATTTTTAAATAATGCATCAACATCTGTAGAGAATTGTTGAATTTTTGGAAAAGTGTTTGAAGATCCTTTTTGAATTCTTCTTCTAATCTTTAGAACCGTGTTTGGGTTTAAAGATCCTTGCCCACGAATATTAAATGATTTTTCACTACTAATACTAACAATAGTTGTTGACTTTTCAGTAGCATCATTGAGAATAATATCTGCAGAATTTCCTTGTCTAAAATAATGCTTTGTATTTAAAGTAATTTTATAAGTAAAGTCTGAAGAATCTATTAATTCTACTTTAGATACTTTATATGTCGGAGCTACATTGTAAAACCATTTGTTGGTTTTGAAATTATTTTCATTAACACCTAGTGTTGTTAATCTTGCAGTAGTACCTCTCTTTAAACTATTTGTCCCTGTTGGGAGACTTACTTTATCAAGAACTGATGAAATTCTAACTCTTATGATTTCATCTTGATTTAATTTAGATCTTCCATATGCAAACGTGTTAATTCCAACAGTAGTTGCGTCTGATATATCCGCAGTTAAATTAGTAACACCAAAGAACTGGGTTAAAGATTTTGAAGTATATGAAACAAAACCTGTCGTAGTATCTGCGTAAGTTACATATAACTCACCCGTACTTCCGAATCCTACTGTGGAATCAACATCAATGATTGTAGATCCAGAGGAAACATTTCCAATAATTTTAGTTGATGCTTCTACAGAAAATTGTCCATATGTTATACCACTAGTTCTAATATCTCTATCATATCCACCATCATAATTTAAACGATAAAATGACTTGCCATATCCAACTTCAATTTTTTCTACAGAGGATATTGGTGCATATGCTTTTTGTATATTAGAATCAAATTTATATGCATCCTGATATAAGGTAGCTGTATCTAAATTTTCTGGATCTCCAGAAACTGCTTCAACAACTAACTGATTTACAGTTTCATAATTTGAATTTGATGGAATAAAAAGATGTTCAGATGGTCTTATAACAGAAACGTCTTTATTGTATAAAGCTTTGAAAAGAATTTTGAATGACTCATCCGTTCCCTTACTGAGATAAAAATCTTTTGATTGTTTAATAAACAGATTTTGATTTAAATCTTCAGTTAAAGATCTGTTTTCTAACCCTGGAAGAAGTTGATGCTTTGTTTTTAGTAAAAATTCTTTTAAAAATAAAGAACTCAGATTTTCAATCGTTCTACCAGCTTCGTGATCTTCCGACTGATTTGCTTCAAACAGTACTTCTTCTTTATTGATATTATCCCTTAAAGAGGTTATTCCTACAAATCCTCTTTTACATCCTGTGAAGGAAAATTCAGTTTTACCAGTATATGTAATTACTTCGTTTTCAATTTTCAATAATCCATAGGTGTCTGGAAATCCCTTTGTTCCCGATGGGGATTTACCTGGATCAACAGTAATAGTTCTATCGTAAAAAGTAATATCTTCACCAAGAATAACACTTTCAGTTAAATTTGTAGTGTTATCTAATTTTATATACTTATCAATATTTTGAATCAGATCAACTGGTCCACCTTGATACTCTTGTCCAAGATAGTATTGTTTTAAAAACTCAGATACTAAAGGAAAATCCTCCCTTACATATGCAGGAAGTTGACTTGAAACAATAGCGTTTAACTGAACTCTGTTTTCTGACATTTTATGAATTTATCGTCTTTAGTATGAAGATGAACCGGAAGTAGATCCTGTAGTTGTAGTGGTTGTAGTGGTTGTAGTAGGTGTAGTAGCACCTGTAACACCAGCAGTAGATACAGTTGATCCACCATTAGGTGTTGTGCTTGTTGATGATGTAGTAGAGGGACCTCCAGAACGAACTAAGATCTCATTAGGATAACTAGAAGACACTACGTAGTTAGATGCTGATGGATCTAACCCAGATGCAATTTCATCAACAACTGTTTCAAAATTACTACTACTAATATCTAGTTGCAAATATAAGTCCTGTAATCCGATAACATCATTAGATTGTGGTGTTGCTTCAATTTCGATTATTTGAGTGCCATCCTTTTCTTGTGCTGCCAGTATGTTTACTGGATTCAATGTAATAACACCCGTTGTATATGTAATAGTTCCAACATTTCTTCTTATAATAGTTGGAGATTGAGAACCAATAGAAGGTAAAGTGAATAAAAAGATTGATCCAGTTACTCTATTTGTATCTGGGATATCAGACATGTATACATTTTCAGTAATACCAGCAATTCTAAATGCACTTGATTTAATATTATATCCATCCATACTCTTAATATGGAATTCATTACCAAAACCAATAGAGTACTCTGCAAATTGATTGAGAAGAACTCTCAAATCCCTTCTCATTCTAACTGTAGTAATATTAGATGTGATAGCCTCATGACTATCATCAATAATGTTTAAAAATTTACTATACTTAAATCTTGCACCATATCTATTCATATCAGATGACTCTGCATACTTTAATGCGTTATTCTGAACGATAGAGGAAACCGCAGTTGGTGAAGGAGCAAGATTAGAGTTATAATAAATTTTAGTATCAATTTCTAAGAACAAATATTTCAAATCAAGGATTTCTGGGACAATTCCAGCAACAGCATACTTTTTAAGTTTTAATTTAATATTCTCTTTGATTAAGTTTGGAAGAAAATCACCAAATCTTGGTTTTATGCTGATAAAAACCTTGCCATACTGTGGAGGAACTAACTCTTCACCACCGAAAACTGAAATAGACTCAGTTTCAGGATAGATTTTTGCTGGAATTAGTGTTTCATAGTCATTTGCAGTCAATGCACGGTTTTGTGATGCATAAATTCTTGGTGCATATTTCTTAATTGACTCAACACCCTCAATAGATTCCCCACCAGATGCTGCAAGACCAGTCACAACACCAGAAATGCCAGAGGTTATTACATATTCCTGAGCATTGCGGTTGTAAATCATTTTGCCCGCATATCTAAATCTACCAACTCCATTTGCAGCATCACCATTAGATGTGATATAATCGACTGTAATAAAATTATTGTCTTCTAACTTATTTCCAAAAATTCCATCACCAAAAATCAATTCATATCTTTCATCGTCTGATTCTTGAAGATAGTAAACTTTTGAATCAGACTTTACATCAAATAAACTATCTTGAACTGAATATTTTACACTTCTAGAAGATTGTTCATTTGGTTTGACAGTTACTGTCATTAAATCGGTGTCAATGCCGACGTTATCTAAAAGGAACTTTTGATTTGGATTTCTTGAATCAACTGTAAAATTAGTAGTTAAGAGAGTTCCCTCATATACTGTTATATTATTGAAATTTGCTACATTATTAAAAACTGGAACTGTAATATCTTCTAAAATTGAAAATACGTAAGATTGATTTCCAAATGATCCAGAGGATGTTGCGACAATTCCCTTTTTAAGAGTAACTGTGGACGGTGTAGGAGTTATATTTGTGGTACTGACGAAAAAACTTATTGTGCCTCTTGCAGCAGTTCTAGATCTTGGCAGATATCCAATATTTCTTGCGAGAGAAACGACATTTTCTCTTAATGTTGCACTATCAATGAAAACCTCATTTGCAACCATGTTTGCATTGTATGAGGTAATATAGGTATTGTATGCCAATACATTCAAAATTGCTGAAAGGTTAGACCCTTCAAAATCATAGTCAGTAAAATTAGAATTTTCCTTTAGATATTCTCTAAGGGTTGTTTTTACCTGTTCAAAGTCCAGGTTTGTGAAATTAGATAATGGCATTTTTACCTAGTTGGTTGCAGCACGAATTGTAATTCTTGTGGGGGAATATTTGCACCAATAATTCGATATATGATTGTTGTGTTAAATTCATTATTATCGAAATCTGGAGAAACTCTAACATCAACCAATTCAACTCTCGGTTCATAGTTTAGAATCGATTGAGTTATTTCATCTCTAATATCAGATGCTGAAATAGCATCTACATTTTCAAATAAAACTCTAGAAACGTTAGATCCAAAATTATTATCAAAAAATCGTTCCCCTGGCACAGTAAACACAATGTTTCTAATAGAACGGGCAATTGCAGTTTCATTTTTTAGCGCAATCAAGTCATCATTCAAGGGATTTCTCTTGAATGTCATGCTGAGATCCTTAAATCCCTGACTAACCCGTTCTAAAGGCACACGAATACGGCGATTATACCTTATTTATTAAGGCAATTTGGAATTATCTACTCATAAAGAGGTTCTGGATTCGTTTCATTTTCAAAAAATTCACTTTCTTCAACCGAATCCCGTTTTTTGGGTGTCAAATCGTCATTTGCAATCTCACGAAGCATTTTTTGGTGCTGATGATTGCCCAAATTGTCTAAAAAATCGT